CATTAAATGTCTATTTGAAACTGAAAAATGCCCTATATGTAAAGATTATTTAGAAAATGAAGAATGTATTGATGTTTTTGTAGATTATAATTGTAAAATTGAATATCATAAAAGTTGTGTAGAAAATAAAAATAATATTTTTATGTTTGATATTTGCGAAGAGTGTGGCATTTCATTACGAGTAAAGTGCGAGAGTTGTAATCATAGATTTATGGATTGTTATAATAATGATTGTAAAGCAAACGATTATGATGATGGTAGATATGATGGTAATTGTGGTAATTGTAATTGGTAGTTTGTCCCATTTTACACCATTGAAGATTTAAATCCCATACTTGGTTTTCCTTTAAATCCCATACGTTTACAAGTATGGGATTTAAAGGGCGTAAGCCCCACAGCGAAGCGGCGGGGCTGAATCGACGAGTTCCCTTTCCTTTAATCATACTCCTCTTCCGAATCCTCATAAATATCATAAATATCATCACGTGTTTCCTCCAAATCAAAATACGACACATTTTGCAAAGGTTCTAAACTGACACAATATATTTCGCTGGTTTTGTATTTATTCGCATTCAATTTATTAAATATTTTTGTATTTTGCACGGTTGAAAAAATATCTCTTAATTCGTTAATCTTTAAATGGCGATTATCAAATCCAATTTGGTTATCCAAAGTTTTGTATTTTCTCCCGAAAAAAGGATTATATAGTTCAAAACAATCAAAAATATAAGACATTTCGTCTTGACAATTATAGATGTTGCAATTGTAGTGATATTTCAAATAAGGACGAAAAATTTCATATAACTCCTTTTTGGGAAATTCGCTGTGAAGTTTGATATAATGTTCGTCACATATATCGTATATATCTTCAATTATATTGGTAGTTATCGGAGCATCTTTTGCCAAATAAGTTTTAATTGCATACTCTGTGAGATTTTTTTTATATTTTTGTTTTAGCATATCAATATCAAACTCGCATTCGTAAAAAAATGTTAAAAGTGGCGGAACTGTTATGTTTAATTCTCTACATTTGATGTAAATATTATATAGATTGTTTATTCTAAAATGTATGTTTGTGTATGGATTTTTTGGAGGTTGAGGGTTTACAAACATGTGGGATTGTTGAGACAGTGATGTTAATATGACATTTATCAAGTCGTATATGTTAAATGTATAAATGCATTTAGTCTCTGACAACTGTATCATAGTAGTGGGGGTAAATGGCGCCATTCTCAAATCGCAATCAACATTGAATATTTTCATTTTAGTAATCTTGCATTTTTGAACGAATCTATACAGAATATGGTATATACGTTGCGCTTTGTAAAACTTTGATTTGTCTTCCATTAATTCATATATTTTAAACTTGAATTTAATGTTGTAGTTTTTCGGTTTTAATAATATAATTGTTTTCACTATATTATTTGGATCGTTTACTGAGTCAAAACTCAATAATTTATTAAAAATATTTATTTGCATTCTTGTATATATAAAAAAAAGTTTTTATATATATTTGTTTATTATTTTATGAATTTTATTATACCGGATTTTATTACCGTATTTGTTTATTATTATTATTTTTTTAGAACAGACTATAATCATCATTACAGTCTCCCATATCCATAATCTTGATATTTTTGACATTATTATCAATATCGATTTTATTTATGTCACATTTTGCTTCTTCTCCAATATTTGCAAAGTGGTCGTCGAGATTTTGTCTTGCATTCTCTTGAATGACCGCAGTATCTTCCATATTCTCAATTGCCTTCATATCTAACATCAAACTGAACGCATTTGTTCCATAGTATCCAGGTTGACCGCACATAACATTTGCAGACACGCCACGCATCTGATCGAAATCTCCATGTCTACTCGCATCCAAGAACATTTCTGTATGCATCTCGTAAGTTCCCTTTGCAATCGGTCCAATATCGTCATTCATGATTCCTGAACGAAACATAGGAACAAGTTCTGCTTTCACTGTCATTCTGTCGCACAATATACTTAGATGGTGATAGTTTACATATGCATCACTTGCCTCCATAACTTCATTAAACTCGTTCAAAATATTCTGTCTCGCTGCTTCAATTCCGAGGAAATCATACATTTCACGAATGTCATTACTATATGTTCTGGTGTAATCAATGAAATCGAGTGTAAATAAATCCTTCAGATTTGAACCAACTGTATCTAATATCCATATGTCTTTGCGAACATATTTGCTGTCTTCTTTGACAACCATATCTTTCAACATTCTAGGATTGACGTTTTCAATGCTACCTATGCCACGAAGCACAATATTATTCAACACATTGTCCTGGAAGTTCTTTATCAAATAGATTTCGTCGGATTGATCGAGTGACTCTGCAACGCCCTTCTTCTTGCCCTTATTGAATACGGATGCATTTAATCTTATGCGGAATACAAGATTGTTCGAATTCATATCTGAAAACACGCACGTCACATCCGATTTATGACTCGCTGAAATAGCATAATGAATATCGTCCATTGTTATATTCTTGTCGAGCAATGACTCGGCGTCAATTTCCATGCGAATTACCCACTTGGATTTTGGCGTCTCGTCGGATTCACTTTCGTTGCATTCATCTACCATCTTCTCAAACTCGTAGAATTGGTCGATTAACTCACTGTCCTTTATAATTTTGGTGTTATTATCATTCGGGTCAAAACAGATTTCAACCGTATTTACAACATCGATTAATTTGGTGTGCTGAATCATATTGCAATAGTTGGTTGCCTTGTCCTTTTCATGCTGGTCTATCGGTTTCAAGAACACCGTAGCAGATGGCTTATCAGGATTTCTGGTAAGACGCAAGATTTCTTCGATTCTCGGCACACCACGAGTAACGTTGGATTTGGTTGCAACGCCACTTAAATGGAAAGTATCCCTAATGCATAAACCATTCATGCAATCAAAATTTCGCGTATCTTCAACGGTTAAATCATATGCATACTCAGTGGTATTTTGAACCTCTTCAATTGAAACAATTTTGTCAAACTCCAAATCCATGCAACGTCCGTCTCTTAATTCCATTACTATTTCGCCATCAACGGTGTTTGGAATTGTCAGGTCAGATTTGCAATAGTCATATTTGAATGACCGTTCAAGAAGCATGGCGATTCGGTCACGTTTTGATTGAATTGGTAAATTTAATAATTGTGCGAGTTTAATGCTTTGTCCGTTGCAAACTGTCAAAAGATACCCTTGTTTAATATCCAGAGACCCTCGATTATTGGATTCAATTTTTCTTGGCTTATTCATCTTGGAAATAACACCGAGATTCTTCATCATTAATTGAACGCTTGTCAACAATTTATGTGATACAGAAGATACTTCAATATTTTCAATCTTGTTCTTATTCATCTTGACACAACCGTCGCCACCAATATATGCATCCAAGAATCCCAAAATGCATTCGCGGTTTGAAAATACGATTTTATTCGAAACATACTTATTATGGCTCAACTTTCCACACAGATTTTCGATGATTCTACATAAGATACTGCTGTATATGCGAATATCCTGACTGGTCCACCCCTCCTGGATTTTGTCTTTGTGAATATAAACTTTGGTTGTCAAATTGTGTTTGGCACACCAGTTTTCAATACGTTTCAAATATTCATCATCATTGTTTGAAATTGAAATCTGATGTTTTGTCATACACCCTTCGGCACAATATGCACCAATTAGATAGCCAAAATCATAATCCAAATCAATAAATTCTGGTATCTTGTATTCACAAATAGAATTGGTTTTCGTGTAAACATATCCCGGATAATATACTACTTTAGTGCTTGGACTTGTTAATGCACTGTAAGCAGAATCACTTCGACTGTATGGCAATACGAATGTTTTACCAGAATGTTTATTCCACCATTGATGTTCGTTTACAACACACTTTGCTTTTAACATTTCGGAACCATAAATGTATTTTGATGGTGGCAAAATATCTCGCAAATCAAGTTGTTTCTTTTCCGCAAAATCAAGTGCCTTCTTGGAAACTGGTAAATAATCTCCCACTTTCAAATCTTTACCTTCAATGCCAATGATTTTTCCATCAATCAACTTTAAGAATGATTTTGCCTTGGTTGCAATCAATTCTCTGCATCCTTTCGTAGTAACCTTTAACATCGTATTTGTTCCATCTTCATTGATTACGGGGTGCTTAGTAACCGCTTCAATTCTTCGCCATACGGTTTCTCCATCTTCAGTTGCACTTGGAACTTCGTAGTATTCAGACAACTCGGCATACATGGTATCCTTGTCTTCCATATAGTCCAATTTCTTAGATGTTGAAATTCCCAAATTGGTGAAATCGCCGATTTGGACGCACTTAATTTCACCTGCTGAGTTTCTTACCAAAATCTCAGTTTCATAAACAAACGAGTTCAAAGTCAGCTGTGTAGTGGGTTCACCAATCGATTGACCTGCAACAACTCCAACCATTTCACCCGGATGAACGATTGATTTCTTATAGGTCAATATAATGTTTTCCATCAATAATGTTACTGCGCGCTGATTAAAGCGTTTCTTGATTAGGAGTTCCTTCGGCGACAAGTTGTAAAAGAACATGATTTCAAACATTTTGGTTGGTTTAAACATCATTTTTATCTTCTTAAATGTTTCTTCTGCGATTTGAATAAACTCTAACGGAGTAATATCTACTGCGCTATTTGACGTTAGATTCAATTGTCCTTGGATATTTTGAATAATATGTTGGAATGCAATTGGAGTCTTTACTGCATCTTCATTCTTATATTTGAAGACCTTTTCAACCAGTTCGTCACGATATTTTATCAACTTATCAATGTAGTTTTTGCAAATGGTTTTCGTGCTAGCGCGTTGTGCTTTAAGTCTCTTAATCGTCTCCTTTGTGTAAATATTCAATAAATCTTTGTTCTCGCCATCATTCAATCCGATTAAATCATAATACATGTAAATATCCTCAATCGACATATTAACCAATGGGATATTTTGATTCTCTACTCGGGTTGTGTCTACACCATCTTCGCCATATGTGAACTGCACGATTTTACCCATGTTGTTTCGGACAGTGCCATCATATTCCACCTTCAGGTCTTCCAAACCCTTGACTAACCGACGCTGAATATATCCGGTCTGCGAGGTATCTCTGACTTGTAATCCATTTGCCAATCCAAAATTCAATGTTGTAGGAATGGTGAGGTCATACATTTTAGGATGTTTTTCTACACCAATGCATACAATTTCAACAATTGGGTCCAACACTACATTGTTATGGGTTGCGAAATTGCGATGCGCCAGATTCCATTTAATTGCGGTAAGTTTTGCTTGTTTCTTATCTTCCAACAATTGAACTTTCTCTGCGAATATTTTACCCCATTGGCTGCGAATACTAATTCGATAAGATGGTTTGATATTTACGGTTCCTAAATTGTTTTTCTTTAATTGGGTCTGGAACACTTTGCAAAATACTCCAATACGAGAACACAACATACTGATACCTTCGGTCAATCTCTTTGAAGAAGAACATGACTCGACACTATTCTTCGAAATAGTGCCATCACCCGAAAAGTATCCGCCAAGAAGTCCGCAAATATATTCATTGCTTGCGACAAATGCTTCAGAATGAACGTATTTATTAGAAGCACCGCTTCCAACCAACTTGTTGATAAAATTACACAATACAGACGAAGCGCCTCTAACTGTGGTTGTTAATCCTCCAATATGATTTGTTTTCTGTAGTTCGGTAAATTTAATATTGCGTTTAATAAACCAAGACTTTACGAAGTTACGAATATTCTCGTTATTATTTGTAATCGAAATCGAACTATTATTCACATTTCCTTCTGCTAAGAACAGTCCAATGAATACACCATTTTCATAGTTTAGTTCAAATGTGTCGCTGATTTCAACTTCAATCACTCGCTGTGCATTATAAGGATAAATGCAACCATTCTTGATATTTGAATTTTGACATCTGACCGTAGTTCTCTGTAAAGAAGATTTTTTTGTATATGGAAGTTGAAATTTGGTTCCGTTGTTTTCGTTCCACCAACCAGTCGGTATTTTTTTACGTGTCTGCATATCTTCATTCATAAGTGCAACTGCCTTGTTGAAATCGGTTCCAAACACAAACTCTTTCTTTGATAAATAATCATTCAAACTAATTTGGCTAACTACAGTTGGAGGTTCGCATAATTCGGCAGTGACGGGAACACAATCACCTACACAAATTTCGGGAGTTAACATCTCATAAAATCCCTTTCTCTCAACATTCCAAATTAATAATGATTTGCTTTCAGTTACAGTTACTGAACGACCTCCTAATGTTTTAATCTCATACAATTTGGTACCAGGGTCGTGTCTCGTGACTGCTGTAATCTCTTCCCAAGAAACCTTTCCATTTTCGCAAGTCGTGGGAACATAAATATTGTTTACATTTAATAATTCCATATTTCTTTCGTCGAAATGTTGAACTGCGTCCACGTTTGACTCCAACTTTCCATCAATCCAGCGCCCGATTTCAGTATAAATTGGCTTACCGTGTTCGTTAATCAGAACAATAGGCGTTTCCCATGTTACCGACTTGACTGCGGTGTCAATCAAACCCATACGACCACCCATAGCATGGAAGAACAACTCGGGAGCAGTTAATCCGGAAATATACGAGTTTTTAACAAACCCACGGGCTTCCGGTGAGTCATCGTATTTCTTGAAATGGGGTAATGTTCTGTTATCGAATCCATATGGAACACGTTTTCCATCAATACTTTGTTGACCCAAACACGAAATCATTTGGGAAATATTCAACATGGAACCTTTGGACCCGGATTTTACAATAATTACAAAGCGGTTGTTTGCATCTAAACTCTTTACACCAATCTTGCCAGTTTGACTCGTTGCGTCATTCAGAACGTTGCCAATTTGCGATTCGAATTCCTGCGCGTTTGTTTTACCTGAATTGTTCTCTAATATTCCAAGATGCACCTTATCCGTTATTTCCTTGACATCGTTCATTTTGGACGAAATCACCTGCAAAACACTCTCGGTCGTTTTGCGGTCAGATACTAAATCACTGATACCGACACTATATGCACTGGTCTTCATATACTCGGTGATAACTTGTTGTAAATCATCAATGTAATTGGAACACGCGATGTTTCCAAAATCATTGCAAATTCTATTTAAAATTCCCTTGGTGCCGGACGCGAAAACACCCTTGTCTGCTTGACCTCGCAAATATTTTCCATTGTTGATTTCAAGAACATTGTTGGATATCGCTGCGTCTTCTCCGTCCTCAAATAATTTGGTTTTGTATTTTAATGAAATTGGGGGGGTTATTTGTGACAAAATGTCAAAATTTGTGATTTTTTTTTTATTTCTTAAATCCTTCATGTCAATATTGGCATAACCCATCAACAAGTTCATCGCTTGTCTTGGGTTGAACTCGATTCCTTGTCTGGTAAATTGGTATGAACCCAACATGGAATCTTGATAAATGCCAATTATAGGGGCATTGCTTGAAGGACTAATTATTTGGTATGGAATCGCCGCCAAGTTTCTCAACTCGGTCTCGGACAATTCGTTTTGGGGCATGTGTAAATTCATTTCCGTTAACTTAATTTTTAAGTTAATCCACTACATTTCTGCAGGGCCGGACTTTACCTTATTCCACATCTGGTTGGTTAGGCCATCATTTGTGAACCACAATCATCAAGTCTCTGAACCTTCCCCATGCTCTATCATAACGAGTTTAGGGGCTTGGCTGCGGATCGCCCAATCCTTCACTTTTTTACCATTGGGTTCGGCAATTAACCGAGTTCCCCACTGTGCGTTTCCGCTTGGTGGGTGGTAGTGAAGGCTCTAAGGAGGTTTCCCGCAATTTGGTCGTGTTGCCATTTGATAAGTTTTTTTATAAAATCTATTGCTCTTATTTTTATTTCTTCTATAGTTTCGTGTCTTCCAACGAATGTTGTTTGTATATTATTTATTTTTACTTTTATGTATTTATAATTAAGTGTGTTGTTATTTACGTAATATATATATTTTTCAATATCGGTTTCATCAATTATCACATGTTTAAATCTTTCAAATTTTTGTGAAATATGTTGTTTGAATGTGGATTTCATCATTTCGGTTCTTTTGGAAACATCTTTCAATGCTTCTTTAACTCCATCTGATATTCGTTGTTTTGTTATTTCACTTCTTTTTGTATTTTTTGGTCTTTCTGCAAAAGACACGAGTGATTTATCAACACAAACATACCGACCTGATTTACCTCCATCTGTCAAATTATATCCATTTGGATATTTTGTATTAGATTCTTTGATATATTTTATTTCATATTCGTCTAATTTATCAAGTGAACATTCTAATATTTTTTCACAAGTAAATGATTTAACATCATATTTCAATAAAGCATAATTCAAATACTTACTACAATTTTTCTTTTTTGAGTAACATTCATTTACATGGTCTTTGAACCGTCCAATGAACCCAAATGGTCTATATTTATTATGATTTAATCTATGACTTCTTGTTTGTCCGATATATTTTTTATTATTTATTATATTTGTAATTACGTATATTTCTCCAACAACTTTTTCTTTTTCTGTTATATCTAATATTTTATTCATTTTATTGTATAGTATTATAAGAGCAACTTTTTATATATTTATCAAATGACTAAGAGATTATATTTGTCAATAATTATACACATTTTTATTATTAACAAGTAGATATTACACTGTTTTCCTTTCCAAGTTTTATCTACTACTTGGAAAGCAGTCTCTTGTTGGTGACAAAATGTCTATCACCATCAAAATCCGCATTGTACGGTTTAGTGTCACATACATTCATACGAAATGTATCTCCACGTTTCATCACACGAACAATATGACACATCATACTCATTCTATGTAAACTGGGTTGCCGGTTGAAAAGGACTGCATCACCATCCATCATATGTCGATGAACGATGTCGCCGTTTTCCAACCGAATAGACCCGCGGTCCACGTATCTCAACGACACATTGGAACCGTCTTTTTTCTCCAAAATCTTGGCACCTGGATACACTTCCGGTCCGTTTTGGACCAGCTTTGTCAAGAAATTCTTGTTTCTGTCGTTAACCACGACCGGTTTTGTCAAACACATGGCGACCTTCATTGGCACTCCAAGTTGCTGTGCGGACAAATTCGGGTCACCAGTAATGACCGAACGCGCACTGAAATCAACACGCTTACCCATCAAATTTCCACGAATACGACCATTCTTAGAATTCAATCGACCAGTAATGCACTGCAATGGTCTGCCAGTTCTTTGCGCCATCGGCACTGCACCTTTGACCTTATTGTTAACAATCATTGCGACAAAATATTGCAAAACCGCGGTTAAATTGTCAATAACTTGAGGCGCAGCATTCGCATTGATTCTATCAGCCAAATCTTTATTAGTTTTTATAATATGACCGTAAATATGAGTCAAATCGTCTTCACTTCTTTGGTTTGCATCCATTTTAACTGACGGGCGCACAGCAGGTGGAGCTACCGGCAAAACCTGACAAACCATCCAGTCGGGTCTCGACCAAGTTGCACTGAATCCCATAAACTCGACATCTTCGTCTAAAATACGTTTAAATATTTTTAACACGATTTCTGCAGTCAATTTCATGACATAATTGCTTTTCCCGTTGACTACATTCTCAGTCGCACTCTCTTCATTTACTAAATTTTCCCAGATGGCATTAATCGTCGCCATACCTTCCAATTTGATTTTATCTGGCTGTTTGCAACCACATCCAGTTTCAGTAGATTCACCACAACGTTTGATTTTCTGACACAATGGATACACATAATCCCAACGATTGTATGGATTCATTTCACAAACTTGCTTGTGTTGTTCTTTGCTAATTAGCAATTTACTACATTTGAAACACACACATTTGAGAATTTTCATAATCTCTTTGATATGTTGGATAAAGAAGACTGGACGAGCCATTTCAATATATCCAAAATATCCAGGAGTCTGAATGTATGTTAAACCATCGGTGGGGCAAATCGTGCCTGGGCCTAAAACGCCCATTCTAGGGTCAAATAATCCACCTGGGACTTCTTTGTTATTAATGTAGGTATCCTTTGAGACAACTTCTACTACACCAGCCTTTCGTATCTCTTCAGGAGAAGACATTCCAAACTGAATCCCAATGATTCTGGAAGGATTTCTGAACTCGGTGTTTGATACTTGTTTGTTTCCTGACATTTTGAATAGTTGCTATATATTATATTGGGTATTATTTATATTCTTTAACGGACAACATTTTTTTTTCAATTTTATGGTCGTCCGTAAAATTGAAAAAAAATTTGCAAATTGTATAAAAATAAAAACCAATTAAAAGATACACATTTATAAATACAATAAAATGACGAGAACTAAAATGGAATCAATCTGCAGAAAGAAGAATTATAAGAAAAATAAACCGGATTCGGATTCCGATAGCGATACGTCCGATTCCACTTTTGTTTCCGAGTCAGAATCTGAAGATTATTCGCAGTATGATAGCAGTGAGATTGAAACACCCAAGTCGAAAAAAGGTTCGCCTAAGAAATCAAAAAAAACATTTTCCGATAATAGTTCGGAAAATTCAGACGATTTGGCGGACCTTCATAAAACTTTACACGAATTGTTTCCATCAAAATACATGGCTAAGAAGATAAGTGATGACGAAAGAATTGTTGAAAAGAAAAAGAAGCGAGAGAAAGAACGAGAAAAAGAAAAGGAACGAGAGAAAGAAAAGGAACGAGAGAAAGAAAAGGAACGAGAAAAGAGAAAAGAAAAGGAACGCAACAATAGACATAAAAAATCAAAGAAATATGAGTCAGAATCCGATGAGATTGATTCAGAAGACGAAGAAGATGTATATGAGGATATTGATTCCAACGAAGAGGCTGAAGTTGACGCAGATAATGATGAAGAAGTTTACGAAGACATTGATTCCGATGAAGATGACGAAGAACCAGTAGAAGACGATAAAAATTTCAAAATCACATTTACAATTGGCGGACAACCCGGTATGAAAAACAAGATTCTTTCCAACTTATCAAATGATGAGTATGGCACAGATGACGAAAAGACTTTTATGAAAGAAACATATGAAAATATGGAACCAGTTGGTTTGCCTTTAAACGCATCTTGCAATTCGCTTGTTTCCAACCAAGATTCGGTAAATACTCCCAAGAGTAAAAAGAAGAGACAATCAAAGATTAAGGACGATGTAAGCGATACCATGTCCGAAGTCGTAGACATTGGTGACAAATACAAGGAAATAATTGAACTTAAGAAAATCTTGGTTGATAAATTAAAGTTAAAACCGAGCAACAAAATAGCCCAAAAAGCATTAAGACAATGCGATCATTCAATTATAAAACTAATTAAAAATGCGCGTTCTAAAAACGCAAAAACATATGAAGATTTATTGAACCAAACGGATAATCAAGAAACCACCGATGAACTCGGATATTTTAAGAAAAAACTATCCAATAAAGAACAATTACAAATCATGAACGATTTAAATGACATCAATAAGTTTATGTATGTTGAGAAGCCATATCGTCTGTCACTTTTGCAATCGAATATGCCACCCAAATTCAAGGCCATCGCAATTCAACGACTAAATCAATTGAGTATGATGGAACCAGGCGAAGCCGAGTATTTTAAACTAAAAAATTGGGTTGATAATTTTATGCGAATTCCATTCGGTATTTACAAAAATTTGACAATTAACATAAACGACGGCATCGATAAATGCAGCGAATATGTAGTTAATGCGAAAAAACAACTCGATACGTGCGTATTTGGATTAAACGATGCCAAGATGCAAATTATGCAAATGGTCGGACAATGGATTTCAAATCCCCAATCAATGGGAACTGCCATTGCAATTCATGGACCGGCAGGAACAGGTAAAACGTCCCTTGTTAAGGACGGCATCAGCAAGATTTTAGGTCGCGAATTCGCATTCATTGCACTTGGTGGTTGTGGAGACAGCAGTTTTTTGGAAGGTCACTCGTACACATATGAGGGAAGCACATGGGGTAAAATCACTCAAATTATGATCGAAAGCAAATGCATGAATCCAGTTATATATTTTGACGAATTGGATAAGGTAAGCGACTCAGCGAGAGGACAAGAAATTATCGGTATTTTAACACATTTGACAGATACTACTCAAAATAACCAGTTTCATGACAAGTATTTCTCAGAAATAGACATGGATTTAAGCAAATGTTTGTTTATATTTAGTTACAACGACGAGAAATTGGTGAATCCAATTTTGAAGGACAGAATGTATCGAATTAATACAAAGGGATACGATTTAAAAGAGAAAATCACTATTGCGAGAAACTATATGTTACCGAAAATTCGCGAACAAGTTGGATTTAACCAGGGTGATGTTGTAATTAGCGATGATGTATTGTCGCATATGATTTCGAATCAGGCGAAAGGCGAAGAAGGAGTACGTAATTTGAAACGAACATTGGAAATTATCCATACAAAGCTCAATCTGTATAGACTGGTTAAACCGGATGATACCGGAATTTTCGAAAAGGATATGGGATTAAAGGTTACGTTTCCACACATATTAACCAAAAAAGACGTTGATACGTTGGTAAAAATCGATGAGTGTGCGAATCAAAGTGTTTTGAATAGCATGTATGTTTAAGTATTCGACGTGTAAAAACCAATAAATAATTTGTATTATTTTTTTTGTTATGATAACGAATGTGTTTATTCAATTATATTTATAATACAATTGAATCCAAAGATTTAGTCAAAGATTTAGTCAAAGATTTACTTTCCAATTTGGTCGGCAGTGCCTAAAGCATTTCCTCCTCTTGACATAAGAAGTTTTTTATCAGAATCGCTCATACAAATATTTCCCTTGGAATTCGTGTATCCAAAAGGTTTGCATGATGCACTGGAGTCATTGTTATACATAAATCCAATGATTTTCTCATTTCCATATGCACCAGTCTGGAGACCACTAAATCCAGTCACCTTTAATGCAGGAGACTCGGAAGATTCAAATGCTTCTGCATATTTCTTCTTTTCTTCATTTGGTTCAAACGCTTCGGCATAACGAGCTTCGAATGCATTTTGAACCGATTCGAATCCTTCGTATGGGTATTCATTCAAAGATTTTGACGATGAATATCCTACAACGCCATTATTTCCCATCATCATTGAAATAAAAATCACTAAAAGTAATCCAATAACGCTTAATGTTCCAGTATTCATCTTTATAATTAATGCATAGATAAATAATTTGCTTATTTGGTTTTACCATTCTGGGCGTCTTTTGACAATTCTCGCATATTTATTTCTTCCGGCTTTACAATTTGTAATTCAACCATTTTATTCAAATATTCCTTTATTTTGTTATAGCTGTTAACTAATGCTTGTCGCTTATTCTTCCACGATTTTGTGTAAACATTAGAAAGCAATTTGTTTACTAAACTATCCCCGACACCAACCATTATTTGGATATTATCATTGAATGTTTTATCATAATCATTAAATAAAGTTTCAAGTTGGTTTTTGTTCTCTGTGTATTTGGTTTTTATATTATCAATTACTCCAGATAAATCCATGAATGTTTTTTTTACAGCCACCAGTTCTTGGGCTTCATCTTCGGATAATCTTGTCTGCAAAGCATCAAATTCACCGTCAACAATTTGCATTTTTTGCTTAAGATTTGTGATATTTGTATTAATTATCGACGAGTCCGTTTTAAATTCTTTATCTATGTTTGCAAGTGCATTTTGCTTGAACATGGCTTTTGTTAAACATTGGGTGCGGCTTTCTTTGTCGAAATAAATTGCAATTGGATTATTGCACTGGGAATTCAATTCTTTTGATATTTGAATTTGAAACAGCATAAACAGATAAAAAATAATAATTGCAAAAACTGCAACTATTACTGCCGTAATAATGACATATACTTTATTTAAATTCCAATAATTAACTATTATAGTTTCATCCATAACTTAATATATATACTGGTATACATTCTTCGATTATTTTTACTTTATTTTTCTTAGACTATCACGCAAACTATCATTTAGTGTTTTCGTTCCACCCGTCATTTTCAATACTCCATTATTCATGTGTTTTTGAATTATCAGAGATGCTACAACTTTTTGCATACCTTCTTTTATGGCTAAAATATTGTTTTGAATTGCGATAGATAAATTCGTATTTTGTTTATTTTTGTATAATTCTGCCTTGTCTATTTTGTCTTTGAGAACATCCAGTTCTTTATTTGCAATAGCTAGATTTTTATTTAATTCATTTTTGGTATCGTCCATATTTTTAACAACCGGATTGACAATATTACTTTGCTTAACTTGTTTTCCTGCATTTTCTAGACAATATTCCATGTTGTTGTTGGTGTCTATGCCATACATCCAGCCGTTTAGCATTACTTCGGGTCGACATCGCATCCGCGACCAATTATTCTTTATCTCGAAATAATCTGCAATATGAGAGATTGTCATCATAACAATTGTAAACAAAACCATCACAACTACACCGTCTTTCGATAAATTATCATTTACTGTTAAATCAAAAACATAAGGCATTCAGGATATATATTTTTTACATATTATTTATTCGTTGTAAACAACATAAACAAAAATATTATTTAACATATATATTCGATGAACTCATTTGTTAAAGGTTTAGATATGAAGGCGCTAATGGAAAGCGACGATTACGTCAACAATACTGATAAAATTCGTGAGTTAAAGCACAGCGAAACCATTTTACTTGATATTGGTAAATTGTGCGAAATCAAGAAAAATCACCCGCATATGCGAATGATCGAAGAAGAAAAATATAACTATCTTTGCCAAACATCGGCTCCATTTTTATTCAATCATTATACCGATATTTTCAACAAGGTTATCAAAGACGAGTTGAATATGGAAATGATGGTAAAGTTTATCTTCATTTTGAAACAAATAGAGGAGGGTGTTTTGGATCAATATGATGCATCTGTAAAAATTGGAACTATTTTGAGAGAAATGTATGTTGATAGTGCGATTCGTCGAGGTGATAATTTAGACAAACAGAACGAAAGTAATGCGCCAACCTTTGTTGAACCTGTTAAAATGTCGTGGAAAGATTTTAAGGACAAGAGTAAGTAAAAAGGGGTAAGCGAAGCGGAACTCGTCGTTCCCTTTAAATCCCATACTCGTAAACTTATTGAAAGGAAGGTTCAAAAGGTAAGGAAAAACCGCAGATTTAAGGGAAAAGGTAAGGAAAAACCGCAGATTTAAGGGAAAAGGTAAGGAAAAACCGCAGGTTTAAGGGAAAGGTAAGGAAAACCCACGGGTTTGTCCTAATACTTTTAGCCCAATAATGTATATGAATGGATTTAATCGAAAATAATACAGTTAATGAAATTCTACAAAAAAATTTAGTTCCCAAAGAAATAGAGAAAAACATGTATGGCGAGGTTTTTACTCCAATTGAATTTATTTGCAAAATGTTGGATGAACTACCCAATTCCGTTTGGAAGGATAAGTCGCTCAAATGGTTTGACCCAGCCGTTGGAATCGGAAATTTCCCAATTGTGATTTACTACAAATTGATGGACTCTCTTAAATCCGTCATCGTTGGCGAAAACGCCCGAAGCAAACACATAATAGAGAAAATGCTTTTTATGAATGAATTGAATAAAAGAAACGTAGTTCTCTGTCGAAAATTATTTTCAAACATAAATCCAAATGCAAATATAAACATAACTTGCAAAGATTTTCTGGATTATGGCGATATAAAATATGATATAATTGTTGGAAACCCGCCATATAACGAGTCGCGAATCAAAGAAACTTCGGACCAACCTCTCTATTCAAAGTTTATTGTAAAGGCAATAGAGATGACCTCAAAGTTGTTATTCGTGGTTCCAAGTCGATGGTTCTCTGGTGGTAAAGGTTTGGACGATTTCAGAAAGTCGATGTTGTCAAGGAAAGATATTGTTTCCATTAATCACATCGCCAATACTAAAACTATTTGGCCCTCTGTAGATATTAAGGGCGGGGTGAATTACTTTTTTTTAGACAAGGAATACAATGGTTTAACAAAGTTTAATGGAGAGAAAATAGAGATGGATAAATATGATATTTTAGTCCCTTATCCAAATGCATATTCTCTGATTGATAAAGTAACCAAATATCCATGCATTAGTGATTTGTATCTCTCTACTGGATACTTTGGAATAACCACAAATTTCAAACACTTCTCTAATGGCGAAGCCTTACGGCTTAATGGCGAAGGCGAAGCCAATCAATCACTCGTAAAATGTTATGTATCAACTAAGAAAGGTGCAATTAAATACGTTCACACCAAATATATTAAGAATACCTATGACTTTTGGAAAGTATTCACCCCACAAGGTTCGGGAATTGGAGGTGATGGATTTGGCAATTTGATAATTGGAACCCCCAAAGAAATCGCGTCTCAGACTTATTTTTCGTTTAGAGTTGAAAGCCTCTCTCAGGCAAAATCACTTAAATCATATTTGGAAACTAAATTTGCAAACTATATGCTAAGTTTGCGAAAAATAGACCAACATATTAGTGAAAATACGCTACGATGGTTGCCGTTGCCTCCATTGGATCGGGAATGGACCGATGCCAAGGTTTACAAATATTATAATTTATCCAATTCAGAGATAAAAACCATAGAGATGCATAACACAAATACGAAAAAAACACGGAAACATAAGGTTTCTTTGAGAAACACCCGCAAAAATTCAAAATAAATATTTTACACCATTGAAGATTTGAAACGGTTTATACAATAAATAAATATTGTATAAACTAACGATGGTTTCTCTAACAATTCATCCTTTTTATAGAAGGTAGTCCAAAAATACAAGAATATAAATAAAATATAGCGCAAAATGTAAAAACTCCGACTATTTTTGTAAAAAAGTATATTCCAGTTCCTATGCAAACATACATCGGAACCAAACTGACAATTATAAATTTATAATTTACGTTTTTTTCAATTAATATTGGGTTTTCTTCTTCCGGCTTTGCTCTTGTTTTCATCGAATGCGTATTCATTAGTCTTTTAACGATAATATATTTAATTCACTTTGTTTTATTCATATTCCTCCATAAAAATATAAACACTATAATTGATTTAAACGTTGTACGTATATTTTATATATCCAAAATGAACGAGAATAATCACGTTTTAACTATAAAGACCGTGCAAATACAACCAATTCGGAATTTAACCACCGCACTTAAAGATATTTTAACAGATGCGACAATCACATTTACCAAAGATAGTATGAAAATCATTAATTTCGACAAAACCCACACTATGTTGGTTAGCGTTGTTTTACACTCAAACAAGTTTGAATCTTACAAATGTGTTCCGGATAAAATCGTCGTATGCACTAATACTATGCACTTTTTCAAATTGATTTCGACTCTCTCGAATGACGACACATTAACCATGTATATCGACAAGGAGGATTATCAAGACGGAATTGTTTCTTATTTGGGTATGGAGTTCGACAACAAAAATGTAGGACAAACATACGATTATAAATTGCGTTTAATTGAACCCGATACGGAGGAGTTGGTTATTCCTGACGTTGAATATTCAACCATTATTAATTTGCCGACTGCGGATTTCCAAAAGATTGTGAGAGATTTGAATGCGTTGACTGACCGAGTGGAAATAAAGTCGGTTGGTGACGATTTGATTTTTTCGTGTATGGGAACATTTGCCAAGACGAAGTTTAAGCGATCAGAATTCGATAGCCATATGGATTTCATCGTCAAGCCTGACCCTTCGGTCGTGGTTCAGGGAGAGTTTTCAGTAAAAAGTCTTAACAATTTTATTAAATGCACCCCGCTATGTAGCCATTTGGAGATGTATTTAGGAAATGATTTGCCATTGATTGTGAAGTATGATGTGGCTTCTCTCGGTGAAATCAAGCTTTGTCTTGCGCCTTTACCACCAAATTAAACCGTCTAGGTTCGTGACTTATAGTTTATATTATATTTTTATATAATATAAATGAATTCTCTCAAAATTATCATTATGGTTGCGTTATTTGTTATACTGACTCCCGGAGTCTTTGTTCGTGCTCCCGGTTCCAAATATGTTAGTGCGTTAGTTCACGGAGCATTATTTGCATTTGTTTGGTATCTTATCAGCATTTTGTATCCGATTTTAGAAGGAAATGCAGCACAATCTAAAGCCTTGCGAATTTCTGGATTACAAAAAAAACTCGCAAATCCTAAGCTACCTGAAAACCAAAAAAAATACATGCAAGACCAACTTGATGCATTGATGAAAACAAAATAAATATCTGACCTAAAACTCGGGTGCGTGTTTCTTAAACAAACATCCTTCCTTTGGTAAACTGGGTATTTCCCGAATAATATCGGGGTTTTGGAAATTGCACGTATCCATCCAAATCTTGATAACTGAGAACCGTTTTTTCGGCGAAACTGTGATTCCATTAATGTGCGACTCATACTTTGCACTCGAACATAAGCTGTTTCCACACATGACAGCCAATAATTTCTTCCATGCATTGGAAACATCATTGTTGGCAACACGATACGAAAAACACCCACCGTCGCGGTTTTTGACGTCCTCCCATGTAGGTCCGATTCCATTCTTCATACAGAAGAACATGCAGTTGTATATCAAGTATTCTGGAATTGCCTCATTAATTGAGTTAATACTTTCAACTGAATCTATTCCCTTCATTATGACCTTGTAACTGTCTTGGGTCCAACTGGTGTCAGTTTGTAAATGGTAAAATAAATTCCATTTACAAGACAGCTCATGAAGTGGGGGTGACGCGCTATTTGTTTCCATTTATAATATTTATAATATATTTTTATATACGTTTTGCATATATTATAAATTTTAATTCAATTTTTTGAATGTTCTATTATTTGTTACTCTGAAATTTTGCGAATATCATATCCAGTTTTCAATTTGTCATCAAAGAATAAATATTGGGTTGCATTCAGAGTGTGCTTTTGTATTTTATAATCCATTATGTATAATTCATAATTTTCATCAAAGTGATAATCTTTTGGATTGTATTGATAACAAAGTGACCTATATATGAATGTTTTACTAAATATTTCATTGCCGTTTCTAATGTATGAAACGTCCAGGTTTATTTTAATGGGTTCGGACATATTTTTGTGAAAATACATTATGTTTAAAAATCGCGTATTATTTGGGTTTGAAATTTCGTCAAATGCTGGTTTTACAAAATCCTTTATCTTTATTTTGGATATTACGGAGTTTTCACTTTTTCGTAAAAACAAAACTTCTTTGAATTCTGTCTCTGTTTCTAAAACAGAAATATTATATTCTTCTTCCGATCCATATTTATATTGTTCTATTAATTTTGGTACTTTTAAGTTCATGTTTACGACAACCGTGCAATTCCAAAAGTCCAGATTTGGTTCCGTTTTTTTGTCTGTAACCACAAACATTTTTTTAACATAATCGGGCAAAAACAAATATGGTTTCAATTTCTCCTCAATCACTACCACATAATAATTATATTTCCAAAAAACATTAAATAACGTATTCACGATTATTTTTTCAATATTTGTATAAATCGACTTTATGTATTCCATTTTCTATATTATAGCATTTTGCTTTTATATTTGTTTTTTATCTCTGTTTTTTCTTTCTCTGTTTTTTCTTTCTCTGTTTTTTTCGGTCTGTGTAACAAAGAAGAATATAAAGAGTTTACAATAAATTTATAATTATGCCATTTGATATTATAGCAGCCGCACATTTTACAAATATGGCAATTGGCGCCGAGGGCAAAATACCATGGAAATGCAGTGCGGATATGAAATTTTTTCGCGAGATGACGACTACTACTACCGACCCCCAAAAAGTGAATGCAGTTGTAATGGGTCGAACCACCTATTCATCATTGTTGCCAGGATTGAAAAATCGAGTGAATATTATTTTAACCAAAACGCCTTCTCTTTATGTACGCGTAGAGGATTTGAATAGACAAGTTTTGTTTTACGATGATTTCGATGATGCTATCAATATGTTGGAGAAAATGCCAACTATTGAAAATATTTTTGTTATTGGTGGGGAGATGGTTTATAAACAAGCCATAAATCATCCAAAATCCAGAAAAATATATTTAAACAAGATTCACGTGCCATGCGATTTGAGTAAATCGGATACATTTTTTCCAGAAGTTGATTCATCTATTTATCGTTTAATAGAGAAAAAAGAAATTGATACAAGCGTAACCAGTTATGTTTTTGTAAAATTGCATTAGATATATTTATACTTTCTATAAATATATATGGCTTAATATTTGACGATTTAAATATCCAATGAAACAATGTTCTTATCTGAACCCTTTCTTCTGCGGTTGGACGAACGCGGAACGTCCCCGTTCAAATCTTTCAACGACGAAACACTAATCATAGAGTCATTATCTCTGTTCTCCTGAATATTAACCGTCTTTGGCTTTAATCCACTCAAAATAGAATCAATGTTGGTATTTTTGGGTCCAGACATCTCGTTCCTTTGTATAGGCTCGTTCCTTTGCATAGGAGGTCTCCCATATGCATTCGGGTTCTCAAACTTATTATTTAAATCTACTCCCGCCTCATTAAACATGACTCCGCGTCCAGCATTAATATCTGGGCGGTTTGTCGGTTGTTCGGTATACACCATTCCAGGTCTTTGGGGAGGCGCAGCAGTTCTTGGATCAATTGATTTTGGCGGAGCTGTGTTACTGGTCGGTTCCGGGTTCACCAAATTGTTGGCAAACGCAAATCCAGGGCTTTGTTGCGACATTGAGTTCACAGTTGCGCTGGTAAACATCTTCATCAATTCAGGACTTTGGCGAATTACGTCATTGAATCCTGGAGTAGCCGATGATAATGCTCGGTTAGTAAAATTCACCACTGCCGCACTAAATCCAAGACGCAAAAGTAGTGCAATCTCGGGACTCAACTTACCTCCCTTGTATTTCTCATACAACTCCCCAAATATCTCGTCATAACTATCAATATCATCATTCACTTGTTCTCCCCAACCATCAAGATTAATATCAAATGGATTAATTGCAGCGTTCGCATACTCAATCGTATTCACAAAAGTCATAAACCACCAACTATACAACTTCTTACTCTCTCCTCTCTTCTTGTCTTCCAATGCAGTTTCATATTCATCTTCAATCTCCTCATAGGGAGAATCATTGTTGTAATGTGACCCAGAAGTTACAAGACCCTTTGCCTTCCATTCTTCAATGCGTTTTATCATCATCTTCTTCTTTCTCAATTTATCACGGTCAGACATCTTGGAATTAACTTGTTTGTCCGGATTAGAAGGAATATCACTAAACTTCCCGAACCCGTCCCACGTTTTGGTAGTTCCTGCGCCAGTCTCCTTTGTTGCTTGACCCAAATTCACTTTTACAGGTTCTTCGACTGAATCGCCGCCAAATCCGAAAAAGGAAGTTAGTCCACTCAATACCTTGGTATCGCCTGCAGGCTTTGGTGTATTTCCAGATAAAGTGTTTAGTTCCGACTCCAATGTTTCTAAATCTCCTAAATCAACCTTCGAAGAACTCGTCTTTTTCGTATTCATCAAGAATTCGAGACCTCCACCAAAATTCATACTTTTATTGTTATTTCCAGAATCGTAATCTAAAGAAATTGGCTCAAGGTCGTTAATATTTAAATCGTATGATTCCATTTACTTTCCTAATATTATTATTAAACAATCTTTATTTTTAAATCCTCCGAATAGTTTATTATATTTTGTTTCTTAAAGTAGTATATTCCTTGTAAAAAACAATCTGCTAAATCGTCTTTTTTCGTCGATGAATCCAATACATTTTTGTAGGTAGATAAATTCTCATTTGCGTCCAAAAACATCGCACAAAATCGGATTCCATCTTTTTTATGGTCTTTATATGTGGTTGGTTCATCAGTAGCCAATCCCTTTAATTTACCGGCTGACGATATAAAATCAATTACTAGTCCATCGGTTTTCATAATGAAATATTGCGCCACCATTCCTTGTATTGTGTTCATTCTACCTGCAATCGGCGATATCTGATTCTCTAAAATAACATGGGTCAGTTCCTCTATAAATGGTTGGAATTTAATATCAAAATTTGTTTTTATTCGTTTCCCAATATCAACTAAATGGATTTGGTTTGCATTGTTTTTTTTTGGCTTTGCAATTGGTTGAAGAGAGTTTTTTTCAAAATGTGTTTGGACTTTTTGCAGAATTGCTGTTTTTTTGTCATTTGGTGAAATGGATATAAAGTGGTTCGCGCAAAACTGATGGAGTTCGTCCACTTTCAGTTTTTTTATCGCTGACATCGACGTCTGTTTGCACGGTAATAGTTTTCCGCTGTTTTTAGAATGGACGTTGCAATAATAGTTTTCACCATAAACATATGACGCTTTTTTCCCACAAACTCCCGACTTTGCCTTTAAACAATTGCATAATAATGATGTATCCGCTTGGACGGTCGACAGATTAATAACCCCCCAATCACGAATAGTTACGGTTTCGCCAATGGTGAATATACAATATGCTAAATTCTTGATTCCAATGTCGAAACTAACTATGGTTTTACTCATTTTGATAATTATAACATTGTCTTTATCTGGCTTCTTACATTATATATATCGCCAAAGTCGTCTGTGTCTTCTATTAGTGGTTTGTTGAAAAGATGCTTTGATAAATAATACAATAATCCTACAATAAACCCACATATCACAATTATTATTATTGCATTTGTTTGCATTATATTCTCTCTACTTATTGTATATTATACTTTTTATTATGATTTTGGAAATAATATCAAAATTAACATCTGAATCTCTGTTGAGTCTGTATCCAATCTTTGTAAAAAAAATCGGAATCTCCAATTCTCTGCAATTATGGACTCGGTTGATAACTTATGTTACTATTTCGGCATTCTTTGCAAATTGGACTTTTATAAAGTCTTCTCTCTGGTCTCTTGATTCTATAACTCTTGGATTAGTAAATTTATCTCACATTTATTTTTCTTACGAGGGGTTTCGCAATTTAGACTCTGGTGTTTCGTTTGCGATTTTCAATAGTTATCCGCTTATGATTTTATTGTTAGCCGGCGTAATGTGGCACAACTCTTATTTATTGGTTCTTGTCGGTCTGGGTCTCTTCATTTACGGCAATTACGCAGAGAAAAAAGAACATTTTGGAGAAGATTTCGGTTACGGCGTTGGAATGATTCTGTTGGCGGCATTGACCGAGGCATTGATATACTTTTTGGTTCGCCGTGTGAAAACCACCAATCATTGGGACCACGTTTTTATATCATATTTTATTGGGGCAGTTATAGTGACAGCATATATGGTTTACAACGAGTATAAAACGCCAAATCATGCAGATGGATTGGAAGCATCAGATAAGGTAAGAGTTGGATTCGCGGTGTTAATAAATGGTATTATTGGCTCGATTGGTTATTTCTTGCGTTTTTATTCGTCGTATCGGTTACCTCCAGCAGTTTATGCACCTCTCTCTTATTTTGGGGTAATTATGTCATATGTCTATGGAATGTTGTTTGACAATGAAACGCTCAATTTGAAAAAGGTTTTGGGAACTGTATCGATTTTAGCATCTAATTATTTTGCGCCGAAATAATTCTAGTTAGCGCTATTGCATAGTTTTTGTTGTTCTTTGTCAAGTTGAGTGTTTTTTGAGAGATTCTTGATGATTTTTTTCAAATTTTCTTCCATTTCTCTGTCGGTACTTCCACCGATCAATTGTTTCATCAGTAAAATATATTCTTGTTTTTTATCTTCGTTCGTCGTGTAATCTGGATTCACATCTTTCCATTTTTTCAATTGGTTGAAACTGTTGTTTGATACTATATCCATTGCCTTTTCCGACAGCTCTTTTGTTTCATCGTTTATCCATTTATTGTCGTTTTTTACATATAGCGTTTCTCTTTTTACATCCGTGCAATGTATCGGGCGCATGTTTATATCCAGATTTTTATACGCTTTGTCGAATATTTGGGTAACTGCCTCCACATGACCTAATTTTTTATATAACAAAATGTCTTCCAATCGTATTTGAATACTTTTTGCAAAATCAACCAGATTGAATGCATCCTTGCAATGTTCGTTTAGAAACATGTTGAGGTTGAATTTCACGGTATTGGTTGAATTGTTGATGATTGTAGGAGAATTCTTCGCCATTGTTAAACATATTTCGGAAATTTGTTTTGTAATGTTTGTTTGGTTTTCTACCAATTGGTTTATTAGTTTATCTTTGTCTTCTTGATTTACTAATTGGGTTTCAACTAATTGTTTTATTAAGTTGTCTTTCTCTTGTTGGGTTTTCACAAATTGATTAATTAATTCATCTTTTTCTTCTACAATTCTTAATATATTTTTATCAACTTTTTTTGTATTTTTTGCATGTTTACCTGCTTCAAAAAAGGAATCTTTTTTTGAAAATATTTCTTTATAATATTTATCATTGTTTTTTTCTATTTCAACAATAGCTTTATTATTAAAAAATTTTTCAAGGGAATTTAAATGTTTTGAATTGCTAAATCTGATAAATCCATTAATATCAGATTTACATTTACACGCAGAAATATATTCACATTTTCCGTTTTTTTCTAATTCACAAATATTATCCCAGTCCTGTTTTTCAAATTTTTCTATTCTAAAAACGAATGTTCTACTTCGATACATTTATATATTTTGCTAAATATAATTTTTTGACACACTTCAATTCAATGTGTGTCAAAAAATTATTTTTGAAAAATTTTGATTTTATCCTCCATTTTGTAGTGAGTTTTATTGGAGTTTTTGAAAAATAAAAAATAAAAATGACACACTTTGAAACAAACTGTGTCAAAAAATAAAAATGTCCAAATAACGTTTTTTGAAAAATAAAAATATTTTTTTTCATCTTTTTTATAAAAACAATTATGAGACCAGTTATGCTGTCGGTTTTTAAAACGTAAAACCTGGTTTTTTTAAAAAATGCATTTTGAACATTTTGTTGAGTTTTTTCATTTTGGACATTTATTAAAATCCAAAAATGTCCAAATTTAAAAATCACAAACTTTTGTTTCAAAACAATAAAATATATTTATTTCTGAGGGTAGATCTACATGTCGTTAATAATGCTTTATTTTTACTATTTTTTATACCTATATGTCTTGGCTATAAAACATTTTTGACACACATCGTTCAAAGTGTGTCAAAAAATTATTTTTAAAGCGCTGTTTTTTTATCCTCCGGGGTTGTAGGGATTTTTATTAGAGTTTTTTGAAAATAAAAAATAAAAATGACACAGTTCGATTCAAACTGTGTCAAAAAATAAAAATGTCCAAATAA